TTAAAAGGTGGGTTCTCAGCAACAATTAAACCCACATTCAACTACTCATTACGTGAGGATGCGATTGGAGATATGTTCGTTAATTTACGTAGAGATATAAAAGATGTTGAACAAGGTTGGTTAAAAAATGCGATCATCGGAGCGGTGAATGACGTATCTAACACTTGGGAAGTTGATAGTATCTTTAATCACCGACAAGCGTTTGAAGCTGCGATTGTGTTGGAATGTAATGTGAGATTATCTAAATGGTTTAATGTATCACAATTACGAACTAATATTGTTCCACCGGATGCATTACAAGAGTCAATCATCGCAAAGACCAAAGCGATCCAACAAGCAGAAGCGTCAGAACAACAAGCAATTGCTGCAATCTCTGAAGGTAGACGTAAGGTGGCGGTAGCACGAGCTGACTCAGCAGAAACTATCATCAACGCACAGGCGGCGGCATTAGCGATCAAGATTAAACAGAATCAGTTATCGCCTCTGTATATTGAATATGTTAAATGGAACGCATGGGATGGGAAACTACCAACCACAATGGCGGGAGGTACAGGAACCTTACTTAATATAAAGAACTAAAAAAATTAACCCCTTCTTAATCGGAGGGGTTTTTTGTTTTACCGAATATTTATTATTATGAAAAATATTGTAAAACTAACAGAGTCCGATTTAGTAAGAATCGTACAAAGAGTGATCCAAGAAGGAAAAACAGATAAAGGTGTTAAGGAAAAAGATGCTGACGTTAAGATTGAAAAATTTCAAGACACAATTAAGAACTTTATCAAATCACAAGATTGTAAAGTAAAACAAGTTGGAAATGACTTTGAGATTCATTGTGATGGTAAACATGTTGGTCAAGTTATGTTCAGAAAAGATGGTATTACCGTAAAAAAACAAGGTAGTAAATTCGCCAAAGAGTTTGACTTCAATGAACTTGGTAAAGTGAAAACTGAGATCAAAAATCTAATATGAAAAAAATAATCCAACTAACAGAATCTGATCTAACCAATATCGTAAATAGGGTTATTAAAGAAAATGCTGCCAAGGATTCTTTAATTGATATGATTAAAGACGAAGGTTGGCAAACTGCTGTTGAAATGGTTGGAGGGGTTGAGAATCTTAAAAAATTGACAGGAATTGAAACTCCTATGGACTATCTTAATTTGTTTAACGATATGGATGTTGCCCAAGGCATAGGAAGACCCCCATCAACCTTATATCGTTATGGGAAGGGACATAATATTATCTTACACTATGAAGGTCATAATAATATTCACATTGATTATTATACTATTTGGTCATTTTTAGAAGAAGGTTTTGGTCTTAAGTATTCTGAAATACAAAGACTTACGAAAAAATGGTTGCGTGATGTCTACAATTTGAGGAGAGTAAGCCCCAGCGCAACGGAATTAAAGATTGTGTAGTGGTTGTCTGAGGTCTACAATATAAATTAAAAAATATTTAACCCCACCCTCAAAAGTGGGGTTTTTTATTTCATATTATTTTTGTATATTTGTACTATGGAAAATAGAAGCACACACTACGGGGACATCTCAAAATGGGTTGAGAAAGTAATTGATTCTTGTGAAACATACCAACAAACATTTGTTGCGAGGAAACTAATTCGTAATTTTACAGAACAACTCCAAAGAAAACATCCTGATAAATTTTGGAGAGAGCATTTTTACGATATCATTTCACCTTTGGAGAATAAGTTATCCGATAAACGACAACAATTACTAAAACAACAATTAGAGTTATGAAAGGATATTTAACACAAACATTAGGTGAATGGATGGTTAGACACGATGAGGATGATAAAGTTTATCCGTTGTGTACAACATCTAAATTGTGGTCTGAAAAAAATGCCACCCAAAAATTCCTAAAGGAAGGTGTTGAGGTTGTGTTTGACTTTATTGTTAAAGGTGAATACTGTGAAACAAAAGAGGAGATTACCAAAAACTATTTTGGCAAAATTAAACGAGTAGAACACGATAGTATTTAAGATGATAGATCTAACAAACTATAAAATATTGAAATATGTTTACCCATATTCAACCGACGAGTTGGGAGAGAAGATATGGGATAAAATGGATGAGCTTGACCGTAGATGGGCAATCAAACTAACTCTTGAAAGTGTAAGTGATACTGGTGAGTTGGCAGAAGGATCTTATGATACTTTCTTTACCGAAGATAAGTTGAAAGTTAAGATTGATGAGATTTTAGAAAAATATGAAGTCCCATACGTCATTGTTGATCAAACCGAACTATTATCGATAGACCCACAAGTGTTATCCGAAGAGTTCATGTTTAAGTTGGAGAAATACTTGAGTGAGAATATTACCGTTGATGATGTATTGGATCGTATTAGTGAAGTAGGACTCCCAAACATTACTGTATTTGAAAAGTATTATTTGGATAGACATAAAGATGATGAATAAATAAGATGAGAGGTATAATTGAATATTATGATGCAGACCCTGAATTCATAAATAGTGTTGAGGGATGGGTTGTTAAATCTATTGATCGTAGATTTGAAAGTTATTTTGTATGTGAAGAATCTGACCGAGTTGTTAGGGATAAACATAGACAAGGATTGATCAAACATGGTGATGAGGTTGAATACGAATTGATTACGGATTGTTATATTGACCCTAAAAGAAATGTAGCGGTGCACTCAACCAAATCAAAAATAATCTTTGAGAAAGAAAACAAACAAAAGTTGTTTTTGATTGACATTGATGGGACAATTTGTGATGACATTTTGAATGAGGACTCGCATTTATATCCTGACGCAAATGTATATCCCAAAGCATTGGAGATCATCAACAAGTGGTATGACGAAGGAAATGTGATTACCTTCTTCACCGCAAGAGAAACAAAAGACAGAGAGGTAACACTCCAATGGTTAGACAAACACGGGTTCAAGTATCACGGACTGGTGATGGACAAACCAAGAATTAACGATCAACAAGAATATGTGTGGATCGACAATAAGAAAGTAAGGGCTATTACCTATTTGGGTACATGGTCCGATTTGAAAGAGGTAGATGCGAAAATTCAAATATTTGGATAATGAATAACATAGATAACATAAACACTATAAAAAGACTTCTTAACTTCGAAAACGAGGGTGATTTTTATATGCTCTATGTTTTTAAGCGTAAGAAAGACCAACCTGAAGGTGAAAGAGATAATCACCAGTCAGTTCGTACAATAAAAACTTATTGTGTTGATAGTGTTGAGTATCTTGAAAAACGATATGATGAGATCAAACAACTCTGTGAGATGTTTAAGGCTCGTGCTTATATCCACGTTCAGAAACAAAACCATAAAGATGTATCGTTGAATATGATGGTTGCTCTTGCTCAAAGAATACAGGATGGTAATCTCAAACAACAACACTTATTTGATTCTGTTGTTGGTCAATTAAAAACTCACGAGAAAAGATGGATCATAGATATAGATGATGTTTCTACAGATAGTTTTGCTCACGACCAATACTATACCTCAATGAGAGAGTACATAAATGAATTACAAGAAGAAGCCGGTAAAGATAAGAGTATGACTTTTGTTAAAACCAAATCAGGTTTCCATATCATCACTCAACCATTCAACGTAATGAAGTTTAAAGAGAGATATCCTGATGTTGATGTACAAAAGAAAAATCCAACTTTACTTTACCTACCAAATTGTTTGATGAATGAGAACATTTAAGTTTTACAAGACCGAAGTTGGTCGTTGGTATGTGGATCTTCCTGAGTGGGAAGGTAGTGTTGATGAACTGGAGATGGTTGCCGGTGCCGACTTATTCCTTGAAATACTGTCGGATGGAGAGCAAACGGTAAATGTTATACTTTCTACCGTCGCATTTGAAGGTGCTGACATATTAGAATTCAAGGAACTTGGTAGAATTGAAAGTTGGGAGTTAGGTGAAGGTGCTTGGTATAAGATGATTGGTTATATGGGAATTGACTATGAACTAACGATGTGGTTGTGCGATGTGACGAAGTTCGTCTTTGATGAGTTCCCAAAGAACATCTATTTTCAAAAAGTGAATGACTAACAAAGAAAAACGACAACAAGTTTATGATAAGTGCGATGGTCACTGTGCGTATTGTGGTGTTGAAATAACGATCAAACAAATGCAAGTTGATCACATACAACCTCACTGGCATACCTTTACAGAACAAGAAGCATCGCAGGTGAAGATAGTCAAAGGATCACACGATTTGGATAACTTAAATCCATCCTGTGCTCGTTGTAATAAATGGAAATCAACATATAGTGTTGAACATTTTAGAAAAGTAGTAGAAACTTCATTAGATAGATTAGAACGAGACACACCTAATTTCAGATTGGCTCGTGACTATGGTTTAATTGAAGTTATAGAAAAACCGGTAATTTTTTATTTTGAACGAAAAGTTTAGTATAATTACCCGTTGTCCAACCAAAAAATAATTTATATCTTTGTATTATGGAAAAAGTTATTATTGAAAAAGATAAATTACGCAAATGTGTCATCTTGGAAAAAGATGGTGAATTTGTATTTCGTTCAGGACCGGGAGAGTTCCACGAAGATGTTGCAAAAAGATCCAGAGAACTTGAACCTGAACTAAAGGATTGGAGAATCCGTGGTGGTGGTAGAGTTAGATGGTCTGACGATGAAATTAGAGTATACGGTCGTTCAATTGACTACGGATATATGGATCAAGATGTTGTTGAAGAACTTGTTTCAGAGTTTGCTAAAGAAAATGGAGTTGAATTTACTAACGATACGGGAGTAGGATATTAAAATGAAAAATCCAACAGGAAAAAAATTAGATAAACTTATCTTTGGGATGTTTGACCAAATGATTGAAGGTGTTGACCAATACAATCATAGTGGTAGTTTATGGCTCATCTTTACCGATGAAAAACAATGGGTTGTTGAATATACTGTAGGGGGAACTCTATGGTATAATTACAAACTATTCAAAAATGAAATGGAATTTCTTGGTATGGATTGCGTTGATAATAAAGAATACATAACCAGATGGTTTGAAGATAGATTTTTGAATAAACCAAAGGTTGAAGACACCATTCAAAATGGGGTGAAGAACGCCAACCAAGGTATTTTGAATATCATGGAAGCAGTTGAAAACACCATTGAAAATGGGGTGAAGCACACCAGTAGTGGAAAACTATTGGTACAACGCCAAGTTGAAGACACCATTCAAAATGGAGTGAAGCGTACCACAGACTTTGGAACTATAGACTCCCTCAAGATTGAAGACACCATTCAAAATGGAGTGAAGCGTACCAACACAGGGAATCAATCAGTCTTAATATTGGTTGAAGACGCCATTGAAAATGGGGTGAAACACACTCGACATTGGACTCGCAACCATCTCGATTCCCTTGAAGACACTATTCAAAATGGGGTGAAGAACACCGACTACTCAAAATTACCAAAAGGATATTCAGTTGATAAAGCCATTCAAAATGGGGTGAAACGCACCTCCTTTTCCAAAATTCGTATGGATATGGGGGTTAAAGACGCCATTCAAAATGGGGTTAAAGAGACCACAACTGGAAA